GTCGGGGCGCCACAGAGCCAGCAAGATCAACATGCCCCCCCACCTGCGACGCTGCCTGATCGCCTCGGCTGGCAAGCCTCTGACCTGTGGGTTTGCTGATGTCGGGTGGTCGTGGCCGCCGAGGGTGGTGACCGGTCGTGACAACCCGGCCTTGCCGGTGCGGGTCGGTGGTCAGCCGGCGTGCTTGCGGGCGTTGCAGCCGCGGCACAGTACCTGCACGTTCGATGGGTCGTCGGTGCCGCCTCGGGCTTTGGGCACGATGTGGTCGGCGGTGAGGTCGCTCGCCTGATGCGGCGGCACTCGAAAGCCTGGGCACCAATCGCCATGGGTCGCGCGATGCTGGGCGACTGCGGCCTCGGCCGTGCGGCGCCACTGGGTGGTGTAGCCGCGCTGCGTGGAACTGCCACGGGCGGCTTCCCTGCGGCGCTCCCACGCGGCTTGGTGCTCGTCGCAGCGGGACGGGTTGCGGGTTAGGGTGCCGCAGTCGAGGCAGGGTCGCGGCCGGCGTCCGGGCATGAGCACCTCTCGCGACTGGTCAGCCGATGCGAAGGACGCGGATCGGGGCTTGGCCCTCTTGTTCGTCCACATCGTCGGCGAGCGTCAGGCCGGCAAGGTCGCAGAATTCGTCGAGGTCGAGTTCGCTGTGGTGACGGTCGTCGGTGTCGAACCGCGCGACGTTGCCGTCGGGGATTCGCGTCCACGTGTCCAAGTCGGGGCTGGTGTAGGTGTCGGCGGTGCCGATGCCGGACCGGTAGCGCAGGTACAGGTACTGGCCGTCGGCGGTCCAGGCGTTCCACTGTGACGGGCAGGCGACGCAGGTGCGGACGGTGCGGACGATGGGCGTCACGACTACCGGGCCTGTATGGCGTGGATGAGGAACGGCAGGGCGAACGCGGTGAGGCCGGCGTAGGCGATGCGGTCTCGGTAGGGCATGACGGGCAGCAGGGCCGCGATGCCGAAGAGGACGACGGCGACCAGGTAGCAGACGATGTCGAACACGGTGCCTCCCGTGGTGCCGTCTGGGTGGATTGCTCGCGGCCCGGGTCCCGTCGGCCGGGCCGCGAGGGGCGGGCATCACCTTCTGGCATCAGCGGGCAAGCCCCGGCATCGGCATCGGCAGAACCGGCGGGGCAGTGGTGGGGTCAGGCGGCGATCCTCGTGGGCATGGCAGGGGCTTTGCCGGGCACCACGTTGCCGTCCTCGTCTTCCGTCTTCGGGTGCAACTCCGCCAGGTCGTAGCGGACGTTGCCCCGGCCCTGCCCATGGCGGCTGATGCGCCCTTCGGTTGCCCAGCGGCGGATCGTGGAGGCGGGGCGGCCTGTCCAGACGGCGGCGAGTTCTTCCGTGACAAGGAAGGGGGGCATCATCACCCCCGGTGTGCGAAAGGGCCGCCCATGTGGGCGGCCCATGCGATAGAAGATCCAGTGGAGCAGACGTTACGCTCGGTCAGCCCCGATTTCAACTACCGGCCTGGTCAGGCCGCGACGGGGGCAGCGAGGCCGCGTATGACGGCCCCGAGGTGCAGCCATTCATCGCGCTGCCACGAAGTTCCGCATGCTGTGCAGCGGATTGAGGACGCCCACGGCGACACCTTCAACGGCTGCCCGCACCCCACCCCTGTGTCGTCGTTGACGACGGGGCAGGCGCCGACGGGCACGCGCACGTCCCGCTCGCCGGTCACTGCCTGTGTGGCCTGCGCGTGGAGACTGCCTATCAGCATCAGGTCGGCGGCCACGCCCTCGTATTGGTCGCAGGCCCACGGCAGGTTGTTGACGATGACTGCGGCGGTTCCGTCGAGGGTGGTTTCGTAGCCGCCTCGCAGTGGCAGGTAGCCCCAGTCGAGTTGGATGCGCCAGCGCTGCTCGATGCCGAGGAGCATGGACACGATTCCGCCGGGGCCGCGCAGGGTGAGGGGCTGCAGGACGACGGGTATGGGTGCGGTTCGACCGGCTGCTGGACGCCCGGCGTTGCCACCGGTGCTGCCGGGCTGCAGGGCGGCTTCCAGTTGGCGATACAGGGCGGGGAGTGCTTGGACTTGCTCGGTGGCGCGGGTTTCGCAGACGCGGCAGGCCTGTCGGTGGAGTTCGTCTTTGCGCAGGAGGCGGGGGCAGTGGGTGCAGCGGTGTTCGGGGGTCTGGTCGGTTTCGGGCATGGGGTGCCTCCCGGGTGCGTGCGGGTCTTGGCCGTATTGTGCGGCACTCGCCCGACAAGCCCGGGGGGGTTATGCGCTGGGGGTCACGCGCCTGCGAGGAGGGCCGCCAGCTCATCGGCGGTGTGGATGCCGTGCGTCGCGAGATGCCCCCGGAGAACTACCTCGGTCTCTTCGGCGCGGCGCCGGCCGGCCTGTTCGGCGTTGCTGGCGCTGATCTCGTTGAGGGTGACGGCGTCGGGGGCCGCTGCCAGTCCGGTGAGATCAGCCAGTCCGGGGGCGGCTTCGTCGTAGCGCCAGTCGCAGTCGACGACCGGGCACAGGTAGCGGATCGCGGCGCTCATTCCGCCAGTATGGCCCCGACGCGCCAGTACCCCCGCGGTGTGGCGGGGGTACTGAGGTGGGGCGGGTGTCCGCCTGTTCAGTTGAAGCTGACGGTCATGGCGCAGGCGCTGATCGTCTTTCCGGCTTCTTCGTGGACGGTTCGGTGTGCCTCGTCGTTGACGGTGTCGCATACGAGCTTGCCGTCGGGTGTGTGCGTCCATCCGTTTTTCGGTTCGCCCCATTTTTCGGTGACGATGTCGATGACGGCCTGCGCGGATTCCGCGTGGGGTGCGTAGTCGTCGAGGGTTTTGCTGGTGCCGCATAGGTCGCAGACGGCGATGTAGCAGGTGATCTGTCGCGTGGCCATCAGGCGCCTTTCAGTAGGCGGGGCCGTCGTATTGGACGGCTTGGATTTGGGCGGTGGGGTGTTCGGCTTGGGTGCGGAGGATGTCGGTGGCGAGTGCGTCGATGCTGTTGGTGGAGCCGAAGCTGAGCAGCCGGCCAGTGCGGCGGTCGTACAGCCGGTAGTGGATTTCCGTGCGGGCGATGCTGCGGTCGGGCAGGGCCTGCCCGTTCCACATGTCGGCCACGGTCAGTTCTCCTTCGGGTCGGGCGTCCAGTAGCCGTGGACGCGGTATCGCCGGGGCATGGCGGGCGCGCTGTCGCGGCCGGTGATGGTGAGGGCGTGGTCGGGGAATGCGTAGTAGCCGGTGATGACCCAGCCGGTGCCGGTGAGAATGTTCATCCCGTTTTCGTGATCACCGACGACGGCGGTACGGCCGATCAGGTGCTTCAGTCGGTGCGGTTTGGCGAGGTGGTCGACGGACTGGATGGTGACGCGGGTGCCGAGCGGCAGCATGGTCATGCCTCCTGGACGTGCGGGGTGAGGCCGGCGGCGCGGATCTCGCGGAGTTTGGCGTCGCGTTCGGCGGTGCTGGCAGCGACGAACGCGGACGGCTGCGTGGAGTGGAGGTTGCGGTCGGCGGCGGTCTGGAAGGGGCGGCCGTCGCGGTGCGTGGCGGTGATGACGTAGGTGGGCATGATCACGCCCTCGTCAGTTCGTCGGCGTAGAACCCGACGTACCCGGCGACTGCTTCTCGGAGGCGCCCGTCGAGTCCCTTCACGCCGATGAGGCCGCCGGACTTGGATCCGTCGTCGATGACAGTTCCGGTCTTGCCGCGGTACTTGGCGTTCTCGGGGTGCGGGTTGGTGACGGTGACGCGGTCACCGGGGCGGTAGGTCATCGGGGTCCTTTCGATCATGGTTGGGGTGGTCCGGGGCCGGTCTCGGCCCGGGGATCGGTTTGTGATGTTTCGCCCTAGGTTGCGCCCCTGCTCAAGCGCTGCTCGGTGGGCATCGCTGCAGGTCACAGCCGCTAGGCGGTCCGCTATGGGGTCGCTAGTGAGCGGCGCCATAGCGAGGGCCCAGCGCATGGTGCAGCGGCCGTGACCTGCGGGAACGTGATTCGTAGCGGCATCTAGCAGGGCGACAATCAAGTCATTTAGGGCCGCAGGCGGGCGGCGAGATCGTCCCGCTTGAAGCCGCGCGGGTTCGCCATGCCGTCCCACGCGCCGAGCTGCACGGGCTTACCAACGACCTCAGCGAGCAAGTCCTTCAGTGACTCCGGGGTCAACTCGCCGTAGGCGGCCGGGTCGTGATCGGCAACTGCAGCGGCGAGGGTCTCGGTCCGCATCCGGTCCACGCCGAACTTGTCCATCACAGCCACCACGTCGGCGACCACAGTCATAGACGGGCTCGGCGTCGCGCCGGCCGGCGGCTCGGCGTCGCACAGCCGCAGCAACTGCTCCCAGGTGAGGAGTTCCACGGGGGCCTCCTTCTTCAGTTTGCCCTCCACGTCGTACTCGGCCTCGACGTATTCGGGCAGGTCCACGCCCCGCATGGCGGTCAGGCTGTCCTGGTCGGGGTCGAGCAGGCCCGCCTCCAGTCGCTCCTGCGCGAGCTGCCGAAGCACCGCGGATGGTGCCTCGTGGATGGCGTACTCAATCGGCTCGTCGGGTACGCCCGGCACTCCCTGGATGTAGAGGTGACCGGCGTCCTTGGAGTCGGTGGCGGTGGCCGGGGACAGCCGGTGCGGCAGGTACCCCTCCTTCACCGAGCCGTCGCCGAACACGGAGCGGGTGTCCTCGACCTTGCAAGGACCGACCGCAGTGAGGGCGACCATCTGTGCGATGTTGGCTCCGAGGTAGCCGCTTTGACCGCCCTGGGACGCGGCCTCCACGACGATCAACTCCTTGCGTCCGACGAGGAGAAGGTCGTTGTACAGGCGCTTCGCCAGTGCGCTGGCTTTCGGCAGTTCGTCGAAGAAGATCGTGACGGCGGGGTGCTCGGGGCTGGCCTTCCATTTGCGGCCCATGCCGAGCTTCGCCCGCAGCCGGGCCCGCGCCTTGGCCATGACCAGGAAGAACAACAGGACGGCTTCGATCTCCTCGTTGGTGCGGGCGGTGATCCGTACACAGTCGCCGAGGTCTTCGAGTCCGTCACCGAACGGGTCGAGGTCGATGGTGATGTTGTCGTAGCAGGCGGTCGTGCCCTCGGCGAGGGCCTGCAGGATGCCGGTCTTGCCGCCGCCGGACGCGGCGACCCACAGGCCCATGACGCCGGCCAGGGACAGTTCCAGCGGGTCACCGCCGATGGACGTGCCGACGCGGAATCGGTCCATGATGGACATGGACTTGGGGGCCCGGTAGGGCAGGCCGGGGGCGGTGGCGAACGGGTCGCCGCTGACGAGGCGCAGGATCGCGCAAGCCCGCCGCTCGACCATGGGCTGGACGCGGACGCCGTTGGTGGGCAGGTCAAGGCGGGTCTCCAGGCCGCCCGCAGACTTGATGATGGTCTCGGGGGTGCCTTCGGAGACGCGGACGATGCACTGCCAGCCCCAGTCCTTGCGGGTGACGTCGTACACCTCGGCGACGGGGATGCCTTCGGCTTTGAGGGCCCGGTGGACGCAGATGCGGACTTCGGCGCCGGTGGCGCACTGGGCGAGCGGGAAGGGTTCGCCGTCGTCCTCGTGGGCTCCGGGGCCGATGGCGGCCGGCTGCTCGCCGGCGGCGAGCGCGGCCGGGCCGTCGGTGCGGTGCCCGTAGTAGGCGGTGGCGCCGAACCCGGCGACTGCCATGAGGATGTCGATCCAGCCGCCCAGGAGGACGCCGCCGGTGGCGAGGCTGCCGCCGGCGAGGACGGTGCTGGCGCCGGTCTTGCCGAGGTGCAGGAAGCGGTGGCGCCGGAGTTCCCTTCGCCAATCGCGCCGGTATGCCTTCGCGTCGGCGACAGCACGGGTGTCCTCAGCCGCTTTGATCTCGGCGCTCGCCACGTTGATCATGTGGGGGTAGTCGTCGTGGTACGCCTCGATCCACTTGCGGCCGGCGAGCTTGAGACCGCTGCGGAGCCATCCGGCGCTGGTGCCGATGGCGCGCCCGGTGGTCCGGACGACGCTCGTACCGCGGGGCTGTCCGGCCGGCTTGGTGATCTCCTTGCCGGGCGTCAGCCACTCCGGCACCGGGGCCGCCACGGGGGGTGTGGCGGGCGGCTGCGTGGGGCGGGCGGGGAGGTTGTCGATGGCCACGGCTCAGTCCTCTCGGGCGGTGCGTCGGGCGGCGGTGCGGGCGGTGATTGCGGCTTGTGTGCGGGCCGCCTGAACGTAGGGCGTGGTGTCCCCGCGGCGACGCGGCGGAGGCTTGCGCGCGGGGCCTCGCTGGGCGCGGGGCATTTGGTTTGCACGCTGCGCACTTGTGACCTTGCTGGGCGTGTTTCCGGGGGCTTCGGAGACGGCCGCAGCGAGGCGTCGGGCGGCGTTGTTGCGGCCCCGGATGATGTCGACGGTGTCGCCCGGTTCGGTGCCGTGCACGTCGTGCCAGGCGCGCTTCCACACGGCCTCGGTGACCGTCGTTTCGCCGAGCGCGGCGGCCAGTTCCAGGGCGTGGTCCCACTCGTCTTCGAAGCGCTCGGCACGAGTGTTGGCGAGCTCCTCGGCGGCCTGCTTCGCGGCGTCGGCCGCCTCCGCCTTCTCCTTCTCGATCCGCTGCCGCTCGGCGGCCCTCTCGGCCGCAGCCTTCTTCTCAGCGGCCTTGCGCGCATCGCGCTCCCGCCGGGTGAGCTTGCCGTCGCGGCCACGGATACGGCCATGCTCGTGCAAGTCCCACACGCCCGGGCCGGCGAGCGACGCGAAGGCGGTGCCGATGGCGGTGGCACGCCCGAAGTGGCTGAGACCGTGCGACAGGTTGACGCCGGCGGCGAGCGCGGCGAGGGTCCAGGCGATGAGCCGGTAGTGCCAGTGCGGGCGGTGCTCGTCGACCGCGGCAGCAGCGCCCTTGAGGACGACCCACGCCCCACCTTCAAGAACGAGCGGCGCGGCCAAAAGCCACGGGGCCGACTTGCTGTAGAACGCGGACATCTGGACGGGCAGGGCAACGATGGCGCACACGATTGCGAAGCCGAGGGCGTACCGGCGCCAGGACTTGGCCGACTTGGCGACCTTGGCCTGCTGCTGCGCCTTCGCCTTCCGCTCCTCGGCGTCTGCCCAGGCGGCCTCTTCGCGGGTGCGGTCGGCCTCGGCCTGCAGACGGCGGGACTCGGCAATGCGCGCCTCGCGGGCGGCCTCTTCCTCGCGGGCCTTTCCCTCGGCCTTGTCGTTGGCGATCTTCTGCTTGCGGGCCTCCTCGGTCGCCTTGACCTTCTCGGCTTCGGCCTTGCCCTCAGCCTCGATCCGCAGCGCCTCGGCCTCGGCTTCGGCGAGGAGTCGGATGCGGTTGGCCTCAGCGGCGGCCACCAGTTCGCTCGCGGCGGGCTCGGCGGGGACGGGCGCAGTGGCGGGGACGGGGTCGGGCTCCGGGGCGACCGGCGCAGTCGGCATGAAGCTGATGGGGGTGACGGCGCCGAGCAGCGGCACGCTGGGCAGCGGCGTGCCGTTCGCGGTGCCGTTCATACGGGTGCCGTTCACGGGATGGTCTCCAATCAGCGGGTGGTGGTGGTTGCGGTGCGGTAGCCGGTGCGGACGCCACCGGCGAACTCGGCGACGAACGCGGCGGCGAGGGCGACGCCGGCGGTCTGGCCGAATGGGGTGCGCCCGGTGCGGGCGGCGAGGGCGAGTTCGGCGGTCGCGGCGGTGCGGGCGAAGATGCCGAGCAGGGTGTAGGGGATACGGACGGCGAGGACGACCACGGCCATCGCCAGGTGCAGGGCCAGCAGCAGGCAGCCGACGACAGCCCGGCCGGCCGCTCGGGCGCGGCGCTGCCACCTACCGGGCTGCATGGTGATCACGACGGCGGGCATGCCACCTCCCCGCGACGCTGCAGCTCGTCGAGCATGTAGTTGATCTCCTCGTGGGCGGTTGAGGCGGCCAGCGGGTACCCGGTCGAGGTAGCCAGACGGGCCACCCCGGAGTAGCTGGTGATCCGCTCCCGGAGCTGCTCTGTGGGCAGGTGCGTGAAGCTGTCAGCGGCCATCAGCGGTACCGCCTCGCGATCTCGTCGAGCACGTCCCATAGCCGGTCGGATGGACCCCGGTGCGGGTCGATGACCGCGACCTGGCGGGCGGTGCGGATCTCGGCCCAGGCGTCGCTGCCGATGCCGTCCCATTCCCGCCGCAGGTCGCCCTTGCCGAGGACGCCGCCGAACGCCGTGTACGGGCGCCCGTCGACCCATGTGACGACCCGCTGCGGGCCGTCCACGATGACGGTGAGGCCGGTGCGGCGGGCAGCGTCCTGGATCGTGGCGAGCAGGCCCGGGTCGGCGATGAGGCCCTGCACGGCGGCTGACTGCACCCAGCGGGTCCCGCGCGCCGCACCCTCACCCATCTCGTCGATGCCGGGCTGCGAGTCGGTGGTGACGTACCCGGCGCGGTTGATGGCGGCCAACGTGCGGATGAGGCGGGTGGTGGTCTCGGGGTCGGGGCGCCGCCCGTAGTAGCCGGGCCGCTTCGGGATACGGCCCTCCAGCCAGTCGGCCATCAGGTTGCCGAGGTCGGCGACCGAGGCGGTCTTGTTCCAGTGGCGCATGTCAGGCTCCCTTCGCGGCTTCGCGGACGAGCGCGAGCGCCATGTCGGCGGTGACGCGGGGGCTCTCGTTCCACTCGGGGTAGGGCAGGCGGATGCCGCGGCGTTCGAGGACCCCGTCCATGAGCCGCCCGGCCTCGGTGGCGGTCACCTGGGTGCCGTAGCCGAGCTGGTACACGACCGCTTGGGCGCCGAGGATGCAGCGCCGGCCGCCACGGGTGCGGATCCGGCCCCCGGTGTGGGCCCACCCCCACCACTCCAACACGGCGGCGGTCAGGGCGAGGTGCTCGGCGGGCCTGATCCGCAGGCGTTCCAGGGTGTCGCCGCGGCGGGGCCGGAGGGCCAGCAGCCGGTCGGGGAGGACCCGCCACAGCCCGCCCGGCAGGGCGGGCGCCTCGGCCGGGGCGGCCTGGCTGCCGACCGCCTGGGCGACGAGGACGGCCGTCGGCAGGCTGACGAGCCGGTGCGCGGTCCGCTTCGGGTCGTGCAGCCAGGTCATGGCCTCCTCGGCCAGCGCGTCGGCGACGTCGACGTCGACGTCCAGGCCGGCCAGCGCCTCGGGAACGGTGGTGGTCATCGGGCGCCTGCTTCCGGGGCCGCGGGACGCCCGATCTCGGCAAGCGCTGCCTCGGCTTCGGCGCGGGTGGGGTATAGCGGTCCGTAGCCGAGCCACACGGCCTCGGCGGTCTGGTGGCCGCACGCGGGCTGCCCGCTGATCGGGTTGCGGCGGTCGAACGTCCACCGCTCGACCTGGTGGCCGCCGCGCAGGCTCGGGGAGACGCTGAAGTAGCTGTCGCCGAGCCGGACGGTCGCCGCGAACCGGGCGGCTTCGCGGTGGGCGCGGAACGCCTCGGCTGCGGCGGGGGCGATGCGGGCGAGGAGGTTCATCGCGCACCTGCCATGGCGCGGCCGAAGGCGTCGGCGTAGACGGAAGCAAGGGAGCGGGAGGAGCGGTGGAACGGGCCGGGGTCCTCGGCGCGGAGCCGCTCGACCATGGCGATGTCCAGGTCGAGGTCTTCGTTGTCGCGCCAGCCCCAGTCGCGCGGCCCGCCGTCCAGGCCGCCGTACATGACCCCGGCCATGGTCGCCGCGGAGATCCAGTTGGAGGGGCGCCGGTCGGTGAGCTGCCCGCCATGCCGGTCGAAAGCCGCAGCGGCGTCCGTGCCGTACACGGTGTGCGGCAGCCGCCCCAAGGCGTTGTCGCCGACAACGAAGCAGACCCGCTTCAGGCGGAAGTAGTAGAAGCAGCCCGACCCGTCAGTGGCGTACCACTTCGACGGGACGCGGACACGGTCGGCGAACCGGGCGGCGCCCTTCAGATCCTTCGAGCGGGCGCGGCGGGCACTGAACGGGGCGATGCGGTTGTCGACACCATCCGTCATGATCGACGGCGCGGCGTTGACCAGCCGCTTGTAGGCGTCAAGCCCGATACGACGGGCACGGGACACGGGGTACTCCTCAAGTCAGGGTGGTGGGTGGTGTCTGGCGGATTTCCTCCCGGCAGGTGCGTGACCTGCCGGAAAGGCGACCGTCAGGCGCGGGTGCCGGGCGCTCAGTCGCGGAGTTCGGCGGTGTACGCGACCTGGGCCTCGGGGATGTTCACGGTGAGGCCGCCGGTGTACCTCAGGACGACGAAGTCGCCCTCGTCGTCGAGAGATTCGAGGACGGCGGAGCTGTCGCCGAGCGGCGTGAAGTTCTTGTCGCCCTTGCGGATGGTGCGGCCATCGGTGGTCTCGATCAGGAAGTCCTGCATGGCGTGGTTCCTTTCTTGTGGCGGGTGGTCAGGTGGTCGCTGGCTGCGGGTCAGTCGCTGCTGGGGAGGCCCTTGCGGCGCTCCCACTCGCGGATACAGCCGCGCACGATGTCGCGGGTGACCGGGTCGGTGCTGTTCTGGTGCTGCTCGATCGCGGTCGCCAGCTCGTCGTCGGTGAACTCGGGGACCGGCTTGTTCGGCCAGGTGGAGGCCATGGTTGTCCTCTCGGGTCGGTGGATGCCGGGCCGGCCGTGCGAGACCGCCGGCAAGGGCTATAGGTCAGCCGGTCAGATGCGGCGGCCGGCCTCGTTGCGCATCCACTTCTGCAGGTCCTGCTGCTCCTCGACGGCCTCCGGCCGGATCCCTCCTGCGCCCGCCATCTCCTGTGCCCGCGCGAGGTCGGCGCTGATGCGCTGCGCGGCCTGCCGCAGCTCAGCGGCGCTGTAGTCGCTGTAGTCCCGGCGCGTGTGGTGGGTGGTCATTTGTTCCTCCTTGGTTGGTGGCGAATTGGCTGGCTGGTGGGTCTGCTCAGCGGTGCACGACGGACTGGTGCAGGTCTCGGTGGGGCGCTGGGCCGGTCGGCGGGAGGGGTGCTGGCCGGCCCGGCAGTCGGGGGGTTAGGCGTGCTTCGGGCTCCACGCCGCCCCCAGCCATGGCGGCCCGGGGACGACAGGGGCAGGTCAGCGGCGCCCGAAGGTGTGCTGCTGGGCGGTGGTGTGCCCGGCGGGTACGCCGCCGCGGTGGGTGTAGTCGTCCTTGGCGGCCTCGGGGGTGGCGGGTTCGGCGACGACCGTGGACGGCTTCGGCGCCTCGGGGGCGGGGCGGTGCGAGCTCAGGAAGCTCACGACGCACCACCGGTCCGCCGCCGCTGCGGCAGGTTCTCGAGGCTGTACGCCTTGATGCCGAAGTCGCCGCAGATCTCCGCCGCGAACCGAAGCCGCTCGATCTCGGTACGCCGCTCCGGCGCGTAAGGCACGGCCGGGGCCGACTGCTCGACCGGCACGGTGGTGGGCGCGGTGGGGGTCAGGGCGCTCACGCCGCCACGTCCTCGGCGGCCCACTCGCGGTAGGCGGCCATGCCCTCGCGGAGCGCGGCACCGTGACTGCGGACCCGGCGCAACGCCTCGTCCATGTTCGGGTCCGAGTCACCGCGCACATAAGACGCGGAAGCAAACGCCGCCTTGTCGGCCGGCGACTGCGGGAAGGTGGGGGCGATACGGCCCGAGTGATCGGCGCGAGGACGCGCGCCAGTAGAGTTGGCGGTAGCCATCAGGGGTTCCCTTCAAGAAGCCTGGTGGTCAGGGCCGGCCCGCGAGGTAGGAGTCGCGGTGTCCGGCCCGTCCTGTTGTGTTGTGGCTGCTCGCCAGCCGAGGCTGGGTAGGAGTGAGCAGCGCATCCACTTCAAGCAGCGCTTGAAGCTTTCGCTGAGAACGACGGTAGAGGGTCGCTGACACCGCGTCAAGCGACCGCTTGTAGAGACCGGAAAAGGCCCCTACCCTCATTCCATGACCGCCATCGCCGAAGCCGCCGACGCTCTGATCGACGCACTCAGACGCATCAGCGACCCCGTCGAGCGATACGAGGCGGCCAAGGAAATCGAGACGAGACTCATCGCCGACCTCAAGCACATCAAGGCGAGCTCCGCCCTGGAACTGCACCCCAACCGGTCGTGGCGCGAGGTCGGAGGCCTGCTCGGCGTGACCGGCTCGCGGGCGGAACAGATCTCCCGCGCGGCCCGGTAGATAGGTCATGCCATTGAGTCAACTGCCGCAGCCCTCGAGCCACGATGTACGCCTGATGCAGTGGCAGAGCATCCACGGTGCACCGAGTGCATCCGTAGTGCAGTAGCAGTGCAACTCCCCGCCCAGCGGTACCGAGGGGGCCCAACATGGACGTCGTCAGCACCTGGACCGGCAGCTCAGCCTGCGCTCTCCAGGAGGCCCTGCGCCTGACGAACGAGGGGTTCGCCGACAGGCTCGGAGTCGCGGTCCGCACGGTGGCCGGCTGGCACGCGCAGCCCGATGTGGTGCCGCGCGCAGAGATCCAGGCCGCGTTGGACACGGCATACGAGAGGGCAGGTGAGCAGGTGCGGCAGCGATTCGCGCTCCTGTCCCGGCCGACCGTGGCCGCGCCGACAGTCCAGGCGCTGCGGGTGGCAATCGCCGTAGTAGTGCGCGGCACGGAGGTGCTGCTGGTGTGCCGCCGTGGGGACGACGCGATCACCTGGCAGTTTCCCGCTGGCGTCGTCAAGCCCGGACGAAGCGCCGAGGCCGTGGCAGTGGCCGAGACGCTGGGTGAGACCGGCGTCCGGGTAGCCGTCCGGGAACGCCTCGGCTCCCGCCTCCACCCCGTGACCGGCGTCCTCGCCGACTACGTGCTCTGCGACTACCTCGCTGGCGACGCCACTAACGCCGATCCGATCGAGAACCTGGACGTCGCCTGGGCGCCCCTTGCGGCGCTCGGCCGTTTCATCCCGCCCGAGCGGATCTACCCGCCGGTGCTCACTGCTCTACAGGAGGCAGCATGACCGACCAGCCCGTCATCTCCATGGCGATCATCACCCGAGACGGGGCCGTCCTGATGATCCGCCGCCGGCAGAAGGAAGGCGAACTGCTGTGGGCGTTCCCCGGCGGCGCAGTGGAGGAGGGCGAGACGGCGGAGCAGGCCGCAGTGCGGGAAGTAGCCGAAGAGGTCGGGCTGACGGTCGAGGCTGACCGGGTGCTCGGGGAGCGTGTCCACCCGAAGACCGGCCGAGCCATGGTCTACACAGCCTGCACAGCCCTGGAAGGCGAGCCGGCTGTCCTCGATGACGAAGAGATCGCCGAAATCGCTTGGATCAAGCACCACGAGATCCCAGCCCACGTGCCCTATGGACTGTTCGAGCCCGTACAGGCGTACCTGGACGGGGCACTCACGACCGGGTTGGAGTCCCGATAACAGCACGAAGGGCACGTTGAACGTCGCCCCAGGTGGACATGGCTTCGCGAATCTGTTCACGGTTCACATCGTCATCGCTCTTGAGGACGACGACCACGCGCATGCCGCCCTCGGCAAGTTCGATGACGTCTGTGTCGATCACGGACCCTGAGTCCAATTCCTCGGCCACGCGCAGCGGAAGCCGATCCATGAGCCTGCGATCTGAAGGATAGAGGGCCACGAGCCCGTGTCCGCGGACTGACTCGCGCGGGCCTTCCAGCTCTTCCTGTCCCTGGAGAATCGCAGCGGCCCGCTCCGGGGGCCAGCCGAGGACGTGCGCAACCTTGGCGAGGGAAGGAGGGGTACGGCTCGCTTCGCGTCCGTTTTCCAAGGAGGCGATGCTTCGGCGGGAGATCTCAGCCGCTCTTGCCAGGTCATCCTGCGTCATACCGAGTCGCATGCGGTCGCGCTTGATTGCCTCTCCGAGCCGTCGCCAGTCCTGTTCCATGCGCTCATGATGCACGATGTGCATCGATCTGACCAGTCACGCGGAGCGCTCGTTGCGCATTCCTTGCACATTGCGCAATGTGCGGCTAGCGTGGAAACGTGAACGGCCGGGGCGCCTACCCCGGCCGTTCAACCAGCGGTTGCACCCGCTGATCAGTGATCCACCCAAGCATTGGAGAATCACGTTGAGCGTAACGCATGAGCCCCCAGCCGTCGCCTCACGCCTTCCTCGCACATGGTTGCGCCGTATCTCCGGTGGCGGCCAGATCGTGGAGGCGTGCCCGGCCTACTGTGTGCTCTCCCATGTGCAGCACCAGCGGAGTGACCTGGACGACCTGTTCCACAGTGGCGCCGGCGTGGCGATGGACGTCGCGGTGTTCGATCACTGGGATGACGGGGAGCCGGTGGCGGTGGCGATGCCGATCCTGGCCGCGAGTGTTCGTGTCGACCCGTACAGCACGAACCCGGCCCGGAACGTGCCTCATGTGGCGTTCGAGCCGTGGGAGGGCGAGGTCATGGAGGGCCTGACGCCCGACGAGTTCGCCACGGTCATCGCCCGCATCCGCGCCCACTGCAACCGCCTCGACCGGGTCCACGCGCAGCTCGTCGCGGCCGTCGCGCAGCATGTGGGCGGCGCACGGTGAGCATTAAGCCCTTCGAGTTTCCGGAGACCGGACAGCCGGTGCGGGTGATCTCGGTCGACGGAGAGCCGTGGTGGGTCGCCGTCGACGTGTGCGGTGTCCTGCAGCACAGCAACAGCCGGCAGGCGCTGAGTCACCTGGATGACGATGAGAAGGGTGTCACGATTGCTGACACCCCTGGTGGTCCGCAGGAACTGGCCACAGTCAACGAACCCGGCTTGTACTCCCTGATCCTCCGGAGCCGAAAGCCGCAGGCAAAGGCATTCAAGCGCTGGATCACCCACGAGGTTATTCCCGCGATCCGCAAGACAGGCCGATACGAGGCGCCCGCGGCCCCTGAGCCGCGTGAGCTCTCCTCTTCGCTGGGGGTCCGACCGCCGAAGGAGCAGGCTGAACTGCTTGTGATCTTGGGGCCATTCCTTCCGGGGCACTACGCCACGGCAACGGCGAAGATCATAATTGCCCGGGCGATGGGTGATCGGCCGGAGCTCGACCCGGCGGAGACGCCGCTGTACGCGGCGACGTTCCTGGCGGAGCAGGGGCACCGGCCGGCGACGGTGGCGAAGTTCCAGTCCGGGTTCGGTGCCCGGGTGTCAAATGCCTACTTCAAGCGGCACGGGCGTCGGCCTGAGAAGATCCCAGGCCCGGCGGGGTCACGGATCGACAAGGTCGCCGTCTACACGGCAGACGACCGGCCGCTGTTGGAGCAGATCTACGCGGGGATGGTGGACCTGATCCGCGCGTTCGAGTCGGGTGGTCAGCAGGAGCTGAGTGCCTGATCCGGTAGGCGAGGGCCGGGCGGTTTGCGCCGCCCGGCCTTTCGTCGTGTCCGGTTTCCCCCTCGCCGTCCGGGCTGTCCGTGCGGCAGGCTGGCGTCTTCGAGTGGAGGGGGTTTCGGGTGCAGTGTCCGAGTAAGGCGTGTGGCAGCACGAATGTGCAGTCGCTGCCGCTGTACGTGGACGGCTTGGGGAAGGACGCGCCGAACCGCGTCAAGTACGCGCAGCCGGCGGTGGCGGATGGCCGGGCCCGGCTGATCCTGTCCCTGGTAGCGGTCCTGGGCGCCGTCTTGGCGGTGACGGGCACCGTCGCGCTCGGCCTGCTCGCCTTGGCCGTGGGCGCGGTCGGGGCCTGGGTGGCGCACGGCCGCATCGTGCTCGCCGACCAGGCCCGGGACCGCTGGGGCCGGCAGCAGATCTGCCTCGCCTGCACGCACCTGTGGGAGGCGTAGACGAGCCCCGGAACCGCCCCCGCGGGTGGGTGGTCAGCTCACGCCGACGCCAAGCTCGTCGGTGGGCAGGACGAACTGCAGGATGCTCGGGCCTGTAGCCACCTTCAGGGCGTCGCCGTAGCACGGTGAGCCCTCGATGTCCGCGTTCGGATCGTTGGCGCACCCGGCAGCCTGGTAGGCGTCTGCGGCCCGCACGTACTGGTTGATGTCGGCGACGGTTTTCTTGTACTCGGTGCCGGCGCCCGCCGCGGTGATGTCTTTCAGGATGCCGGTGTAGGTGGTGATCGCGGCGGTCATAGCGCGCAGGCACGCGGGACTGCCGGAGGTCTGGCAGTCGGACACGCCGTTTCCGTCGCTGAGGGCCCGGAGCTTGGGCACCCATTTGGTGGACGGCTTCACCTTCGGGCCGAGGTAAGTGCTGGTCGCTTTCGCCGCTGGGGTCGCCGTGATGGCCGCGGATGTCGTCGGGCGCCCGCTGGACTTGGCGTGGCCCCCTCCGCAGCCGGTGAGTAGGAGTGTGGCGGTGAGCAGGCTGGTGGTGATGGGCGTGCGGGCGTGCATGAGATCCCCCCTGGGTGTTGTGTCGGGGGCGATCGTGGCAGGGGCGTCGCCCGGCCGTCTGGGGCGTGACGGGATCGTGACCGGCGGTACGTCACTTGGGGTACGCAAGCGGCAGCGAGCGGCTACCGATCACCCGTAAGGGGTAACTATCCGGCAGAAGCGGTCCCGCGGGTCGCCTCCCGTGGGCCGGTAGGGCACAGTGTCAGACCCATGAGACACACTCGGGTCACTGAATACCGTCTAGGGGGTAGGCGATGACCGTGACCGTCAACGAGCCGCGGACCAGCGACGACGACATTGTCGTGGAGCTGACGCCCGAGGAGTACGAGGCCGCGAAGAATCGGGCCTTGGCGCAGATCGGTTTCACCTATGAGCAGCTCGCCGAGCAGGCCGCGCGCCACGACTTCGACTCCTCGCAGGCCCAGGCCGTGTGGTCGGTGATCGGCGGCCCACTTGATCAGTGACGCTCTTCGCAGCAAAGCCACCGGCTTCGCTGAGGACATCCAGACCGTCCTGAACCAGACTGTCTGCGCGCACGCCATGATCCGTGCTGCGGTGTTACCGGCCTCCGGCCCGGAGCGTGTCTTCGTCGTTGGCCACCAAGTGTCGAGGACCAACGTGCTGCCCCCGCGGCTGCCGCTGCGGATCGGGGCGAAAGCACCGAAGCTGTGGCTCGACGTGAGCTTCCGCGTCCAGATGGACCAGTGGGATCAGTATCTGACGGTGCGCAGCTCGTTCGTCGGGGTGTTCCCCACCGAGACCGGCAAGGACGCCCTGTTCCACTACGACTACGAGCGGGACAAGCGCGACAATTACCCGGACGCGCACTTGCAGGTCGCCGGGCAGGACGAGGTGCTGGCCGGATTACTACCGGGCCGGCCGATGGTGAAACTGCACTTCCCGGTCGGCGGGAAACGGTTCCGGCCGAGTCTCGAAGATGTGATCGAGTTCCTGATCCGTGAGGGCCTGACCTCGGGCAAGGACGGCTACAAGGCGGTCTTGGACCGGGAGCGGGAGAAGTTTCGTGTCAACCAGTTGCGGGCGGCGATGCGCCGTAGCCCGGACGTGGTCGCCGCGTTCATAAGGGACCATCCGGAACTCGTGAAGGAATAGGCGCCCCTCACGCCCCCGGCAGCGTCTCCTGCTCCACCTCGAACCGGCCCACGGCCGGCGCGCCGCCGTAGAGGCCGTGCTTCCCGCGGCAGCGGCGGCCTCGCCCCCACATGCGCGCTTCGCGGCCAATCAGCGGTCTGTGGCAGTCCCGGCACTCGACAACGGGAATCCCCGCTGCCAGCTCGGAGCCTGTGGCTAAGCCGGGCAGCGGGGACGGGGCGGGGGTCATGGGCCCAGTGTCTACCGCTTGCTGCCGCGGCGCACGTAGCGGGCGAGCACGGCCGCGAACTGGGCTATCGCGGTGGCGAGGGCGAGCACGTTCGTGAGCTGGTTCATCTAGTCTCCCTGGGGTGGGCAGCGTGAGGCCCCCGTCGGTTCTGGCGGGGGCCTCGGTTTATGGGGTTGTGGGTGGCGCGGCCGTTAGGCAGGCGGGGGGCGACTTCTAACGGGCGTCTCTGCTCTTGTTCTGGGGTCGAGGAGTCGATTTGTAGAGCAGGCGGTGGTCGCGGTTCGGTAACGGCGCTGTCGTGCGCGCGGGCGACTACGCGCCGTGGTAGCTGACGGCGGGTCCCTCCGGACGGCTGGTGCCGTGCCACGGGTGATCACACGGCGCCATGTCCTGCTTCCTGGTCAGCCGGCAGGACGCCCGCTGCCTCTCGGCCCACTGCCGGAGCTCGGCTGCCACCTCCGGGCGCCGCTCGGCGGCGGCCTCGAGCGCGTCGGCGGTCTGGCAATACGTGGACGTGTACGGCGGCATGTGCGGGGCGATCAGCTCCCGCAGGTGCTCGGGGAGGGCGTCGCGGTCGGAGCCGGGTGGGGGCGGCACGTACAGGCCCTGCAGCGCCTCCACGACGTGGCGGGCTTGGGTGGCGGGGTGCATCCCGGCGTAGTCCTCCAGGACGGCGGTGATGATGGTGAGCGGGTCGGTCGCTGTCCGCTCCCCTCGGGCGCCACCGGGCTGGCGGGGGTGCGGAGTTGGCCGAGGATGCGGAGTTCGACGGCGGCCTGGTAGGCGTCGCGGCGCTGCTGCTCGGGGAGGTCCTGGTTGCGGTCGTAGAAGTCGAGGACGACGCCCCAGCAGTCGGGGTCCATGACGTGGTAGTCGGCGTGGCGGAGACACGCGGTGATCGGCCCGGGGGTCATGTCCTTGTCCTCTCGGCGGCGGGTTTGTGGCAGCGGCAGGGGCATTCGGGGTCAGGCCCGTCGGGGTGGTCGCAGGTGCTGTACTCGCAGACGGGGTGGGCGTTGGTGCAGGTGATGGGCTCGCCTGCGTATTGGGGTAGTTCGCCGTGGAGCCAGCCGACGTCGGGTAGCCAGTGGATGGGGCGGCGGCAGTTCCGGCAGGCGTATCGGGTCACAGGTGTCCTTCCGGGTTGGGGCCGCCTGGGTGTGCGGGCGGCCGTCGGGCGTGGTCAGGCGGGGTGGGGTGTCTTGCGGGTGCGGCCGGAGTACCAGGGCAGGGCGAGCCCGTCGTTCTCGGCGCGGGGCACGAGGTGCAGATGGAGATGCCAAACCGACTGCGTCGCCTCACGGCCCCGGGACGTGATGACGTTCATGGGCCGGGGTGTCCACCGCATCAGTTCGGCGGCGCGCCGGGCGGTCGCGGCGAACACCTCGGGGTCGTGGGCGAAGTCCCGGACGTGGATCTTGGGGACGATGAGGCAGTGGCCCTCGGTGACGGGGTTGAGCGGGATGAACGCGACGGCGTCGGGCCAGTAATCCGGCTGCAGGATCCACTCAGCGGGTGCTCTTCCGGCGACGATCTCGCAGAACGGACAGAGCGGTTCGGCGGTCACTGCTGCTCCTGGTTGATGTGGCGGGCGACGGTCAGCGCGTGGTGCGCGTGGTCAGACATGGGCTGGCCGACGTAGACGGCTGCCCAGTGGCGGGCTTCTGCGTCGAGGAGGTCGGCGAGGGCGTGGGCGAGTTCGTCGTCGGGGTGGGTGCGGCGCCACTTGTCGGCGGCGGCGTTTATCTCGTCGGCTGGCGTGGTCACGGTGTCCTCTGTGGTGGGTGTCGGGTGGTGCAGAGCCCGGAGCGAGATTCGAACTCGCACTTGATCCGCTTTTAAGGCGGCTGCTTCTGCCGTTGAGCGACCCGGGCGGGTGTGGGCACCTGGGCGGTGTCCACGGGTTGGTTCAGGGGGTGCTGTCGCCTGTGGGGTGGGGCGTGTTGAGGGCGCGGATCGTCGCGCAGGGCCACGGCGTCCAGTAGGTGCGCCCGCGGGGGTCGTCAGAGTCAGCGGCGCACACAGTGACGGGGCCGTCGAAGTGCTCGGCGTCGGGCCCAGCGCCTTGGGGCGGTTCGGCGGGCCAGGTGACGGGCTGGTGGAGCTCCCGCACGCGGGTGAGCGCGGCTTCGGCCTCCTCGGCGCGGCGGTGGGATCCGGCGAGGAGGTTGACGGCCTGCTCGGCTTTGCGGAGGCGGGCGAGTTCGGGTGCGAGGGCGGCCAGGACGGCGTTGGTGAGCGCGTCGGCGAGGAGGTGTTGCCCGGCGTCGCTGCCGGGTCGCATCCATTCGCGGTGGGCTGCGTGGACGGCGGTGCGGATGCGCTGCTGGAGTGCCGGGTCGGTCGCCGCCGGCCCGGGCTGGGGTGTGGTGGTGGTCATCGTGACTCCGCAGCGTTGATCAGGCGCGCGAGAGCCAGGGCTTCCGGGGCGTCGTAGGGTCCGCTGGACTCGGGCGGGCCCCAGTCCTGGGCGACGCGGTAGATCCATGCGGAGAGCAGTGGGCCGAACTGGTCGTCGGGGTCGGCGTCGGCCCAGCCCTGGATGCGCCACCCAGCGGCGCGGAGTTCGTGGATGGGCGAGAGAGCCCAGGGGGGCGTGACCGCCATGGGCTCGTGTGCGGCCTCGGGCTTCTGGGCGCAGTCGGGTCCGCCGCAGCCGGGGCAGCCGGCGCACACGGGACGGTCCGGGGGCGGGGTGGTCATGCGGCACCCTCAGCGACGGGGGTGGTGAGCTGCCCGTCCGGGACGGTTGTCGGCTCGGGCGGCATGAGCGCGTCGTGCGCTGCCTGGTGAGCGTCGTCTTCGGATGCGCAGTAGACGCGCCGGTCGGCTGTGATGAGCCAGCCTTCGCGGTGGATGTGGGTGCGGGCTTCGTCGATGTTGGCGAAGTGGGTGGTGTATTCGTCCTGGTGGTAGACGTAGCCGCAGACGTCGCAGGCCACGGTGATGCAGGTGTGCGGGCGGATCGGCACGGTGCTGCTCCTTGCTGGTCGGGGGTTGGGGGTGGCCGCCCCGGGGGTGACGGGGCGGCCAACGGGTCAGGCGGTGGTCAGCCGGGCCAGTTCGTTGGCGATGGCGGTCCGGGCGGCCTCGTCGTCGTGCATGGGGCGGTTCCAGTGGCAGGTGGCGCACCAGAACTCGGCGGGCTCGGGCTGTTCCACGAAGTCGCGGCAGAGGGGGTGCGGGTTCTGGGGGACGTTGCGGGCGGCGCTGGCCTCGGGGCTGTTGTCGGTCGGGCTGAAGCGTTCGGTGGTCACGGTGTCGGGTCTCCTTGGTGTCTTCTCGGGGCTGTGCGGGGCGTGTGGCGGCTTGTGGGGGCGTGGGCGGGGCCTGGCGTCGCTCGGGGGCGTGTGCGGGGCTGTGGCAGGCGTCTACGGCGTTTCGGGGCCGAGGAGCGCGTCGGCCACCGCGAGGGGGTAGCGCCGCGGGTCGGGCTTTCCCAGCTCCGGGGCGGGCCCGTGGTCGTGCCGGTCGAGCCAGCCGCGGGCGTAGGCCAGGCAGATCGGGCAGTACGGGCGGGCGTCCGCAGGGGCGAGGTTGTGGAGGTTGCGTCCGCACGCGGTGGACTGGCCGAGCCACAGGTGGTCGAGGCCGCGGTACGTGGTCCATCGCAGGTCGTTGATGCGGGGGTCAGTCTCGGCGGCTTGGTGGAGTCGTGTGGTGGGCTCGCTCATCGGGGTCTCCAGGTTGGGGTTGTGGGAGGCTGCCGGGCGGACCGCGCCGGATAGGCGCCGGCGCGGTCCACCAGGCGGGTCACGCGGCGTCGGTGAAGCAGCCGCAGCCGCCTTCGTCGAACAGGTCAAGCTGGTCGGGCTCGGACTCCGCGCGGGCCCGCAGCGCGGCCAGCGTCAACGGCTTGGTGGCCCCGCCGACCCTGTCCCGCAGGATCGACACGTCCTTCCCGAGCCGCTCCCGCATCCGCTCCTCAGCGGCCTCAGCACGGGCGTACCGCTCGGGGAAGACCCGCAGCAGCCGCAGCCACTGCGCCTGCCCGCCCTTGACGCAGGCGCCGCCGCAGTTGTTGTGGGCGAACCCGAGGTCGTACAGGCGCGGTATGGGCAGTCCGGCCGCGCGGGCCTCCGCGAGCAGCTGGCCCTTGTCGCGATACGGCGGCCGGGTGAGCGGCGCATCCACCGTCCAGGGCGCCCAGCCGCGCACGATCGCGGGCAGGCGCTCGGTCTCGGTCCAGTCGATGCCGACGTACAGCGTGGTGTCCGCGGGCGGCCCGGCATTGGTGTTGAGCCAGGTGCGGCACTGCTGCTGCTTGAGGACGTGGGAGCACTGGGCGATGCGGGTGTTGCCGAGCCAGCGCTTGTCCTCGAAGACCTGCCAGGGGGTGCGGCCGTCAGCGACGCGGGTGATCGGTACTCCGAGTTGCCTGCTGGCCGCGTCGTTGAATGCGTACAGGGATTCGTCCTCGATGAGGGTGTCGGCGAACAGCAGGACCGTGCTGGCCGTGCCGTGGCGTTCGATGACGTGTCGGGCAGTGGCCCAGGAAGTGATGCCGCCGGACCACATCACGATGTGGCGCTTCGGCGCGGGCTCGGTGCTCACGGGGTTCTCCTGGTGGTTGGGGGTTGGGGTGGCGGGCCCGGTCACGCCGCGGGGGCGGGGACGGGGGCGAGATCGGCGGTGGTCGCGGAGTCGTGGTCCATGCCGTGCTCGTGTAGGGCTCGGGCGGTGGCGTCAGCGCGGGTGACGCGGTCCGGGAGGACCACGCTTCTGGGGTCGATCAGGCCGAGGCAGAGGGCTATGGCGACAGCCTGGGCGCGGTCCTCGGCACCCAGGGCCACGTAGGCGCGGGTGAGCGTGCCGCTGACCGTGTTCGTGGCGCGACCCATCCGGTTGGCGATCTGCGCGTTCGTGTTGCCGTTGGCTGCGAGGGTGAGAGCTTCGCTCTGGCGGCGCGTCAGCAGGCGGGTGCGGGTGCGGGTGCGGGTGCGGGTGCGGGGCCCGGCGTCGGCGGTCACGCGGCAGCCTCCGCGGTCACGGGCGCTGAGGCGCCGTGGAGGACGGCCCGCAGCCGGGCCCCGATCCAGGTGCCGACCTGCGGGGAGACGGCGTTGCCGTATCCGTCCACCTGGTCGCGGGCGGACCCCCAGACGATGAAGGTGCCGGGGCGGCCGGGGCGGTCAGCGTCGAAGCCGCAGCCGAGGCCGACCTCAGGCGCCTTCATCATCCGGAAGTAGCACTCCTCCAGCGGCAGATCCGCGAGCGAAGCCCGCCACTGGGCCATGAGCAGCGCGGTCGTGTCGTGGGCAGTGAGGGTTCCGAGCGGGTCGGTGAGCGGGTGCGGTGCGGTCCCGTGGTCGCGGCTGGTTCCGTTCTGCTTAAACCAGCCGGCCACCGACAGCAAGCCGGGGATCTGGTCCGACGTGACCGTCGGCATGGCGTCGCCCGGACCTGCGGCAAGGGTGTTCTTCCGGAACGGGATGACCCCGGAGACGACGGCGAGGGTCTCCGAACCCACCTGGGTGGGCAGCGGGGAGCCGATGCCGCGCGGGGCGCCCTGGAAGTTGTCCACGGCGAGCAGGACTGCCTTCTCGTGCGTGGAGGTCACCGTGTCCATGGGCAAAGCGATGTTCTTCCCGTCGCCGTTGTGCCGGTGAGCCGCGAACACCGCGCCCGTGGAGAGGAGCGCTGTCTCCTGCTGGCTGGTCTGCGTGGCCAGCGGCTGCATCAGGAGCCGCTCCGTGCCGTGTGCACCCTTCGCCGGCATGAGGATCGCGGGGAAGTCGGCGAAGCGCTGACGGCAGAGTTCCGCGCGGGTCATCGTCGACCGGGCAAGCGGCCCGACCCATCCGTCCTTGAACGTCTTGACCGGCCTGTCGCCGATGCGCGTGCCGAGGTCGGTCAGGTCGAGCGCGGCCAGCGACGGCGTCATCGGCGGGACGACCTCGCGGCGGCACGACGGGCACCGGTAGTTGTACTGCTCGCCGTAGTAGACCTTGCCGGTCGGCGGGATGCCGGTCTTCCAGGTCCACACCGCTTCGACGTCCTTGTCGCAGTGGTGGCAGCGCGACACTGGCCGGTGTTCGAGGTCGGGGGCGGGTAGGGACTTCTTCCAGAACGCCCAGTAGGCGCGGTTACGGGACTGGCCAACCCCGAAGAACTGGCTGTTGAAGAAGCACACCTTGTGGTCGTAGTCGAGGAGGTCGAACTGCTTGAGCCACCACCGGTAGGTGGTGCCGTCGCCGTACTTCTTGCCTGGAACCGCCTTGCCCCACGACTGCAACTCTGTGGTGCACTCGACGAGGATCAGGCGCGGGTGGTGCTTGGCGGCGTACTGGAGGACGCAGGTTGCGGTGGCCCGGTCCCGCTCGGACTTCGTGACCCGCGCTTCGTAGTCGGGGTCCTCCAGTTCGAACAGGGCGAGGCCCTGTTCGTAGGCCTTGACCGTGTTGGCCTGTGAGTGGCTGGTGCAACTCACGCCAGCGGCGAGCAGGTCGCCTGCAGGGAGGTCCCGGGCGGAGTGGTAGTCGGACGCTTCGGGGTCGACGAGGTCGGCGATCCAGTGTTCGGTTTCCGGGTGGTTCGCCTCGTGGACCTCGACCTTGTAGGCGTTGTGGTTCGCGGCCATGATCGTGGTGAATCCGGCCCGCTTGATGCCTTCGGTGAGGCCGCCGAAGCCGCTGAACAGGTCTACCGCGACGTATTCGTCGTGGCGGAAGCGGCGGTGCCGGGTGGCCGGCCGGTGCGCGGCGGTGCGCGGCTTCTTCTTGGTGATCACGGGTGGTGTCCTGTTCCTTCGGGTTGGGGTTCCGGCCGGGCGTGTTGGGCCGGGTGGGGTTCGGGCGGGGCGGATCAGGCGGAGGCGGCCGCGTGGGCAGCGGCGACCTGCGGGGTGGTGATCGCGGCCAGGAGCGCAGGGTCGATGCCGCGCCTGCACTCGGGGCCGATGCCGAGCACCTTCGAGGTGTCATCGGTCAAGGCCCTGCCGCACTGGCAGCAGCGGATGGAGAAATCGGCGTACCGCTTGAGGGCGGCGTGCGGGTCGGCGTCGATGGTGGCGCGGACCCGACCGAGCCAGGCTTGCCAGGTGTCGAACCAGGCGGTGTACCAGGCGCGCATCTCGTCGCGGTCGATGTGGTCGCCGCACCAAGCGCAGTGGCGGGTGCCGTCGCCGTGGATGACAGCGGTCTCGGCCCGGCGGCTGGCGTACCGGTTCCTCACGCTGCGCCTTTCACGTACCGCCGGCCGGCGTCGGTCACGGACACACGCTGACCCCCGATGGATCCGGCACGCTCGATGCGGATCCGGTCGGCCTTCGCCAGTGCGGTCCACGTGTCGATGGAGGCGCTGTAGCCGTCGTGCGAGCCGAGCCGCCACACGCGGCGGCGTCCGTCGTCGTAGACCAGGACGGGCTCCTCGTGCTTGGCGATCTCCCGTAGCAGGCGCATCGCCGTCGCACCGTCCGCTGACGGCTTCGGGCGGGCCTTCTTGGCGGCTTCCTGCGCCGCGGTCTTTGCGTCCAGTTCGGCGGCCAGCTTCCGGCCGGCTTCCGTGATCCGCATCGGACCGTCGTCGTCGTGCTCATCCCAGCCGACGGCCAGCCCGGCGTCGTAGAGCGCCGGGAAGGTGCGGGTGTTGAAGAGATCGCTGCTGCTGGGGCCGTCGAGGTACCAGCGTCCGCGGCTGGCGTACCGGACGGCGACGCCGGTTCCCTTGTCGCGGTGGGCGAGTTCCCGCAGCAGCTTCTGTGAGGCGGGGCTGAGGTCGGGCATGTCCTGTTCCTTCGGGTTGGGGTTCCGGCCGGGCGTGTTGGGCCGGGTGGGGTTCGGGCGGTCAGGCGGGTGCGGGGGTATCGAAGCCGTGTGCGGCTCTCTGAGCCCCGAACAGACCCCCGGGCTTCGCTCGGTACCGGCGGAGGGGGTTTCGCGGCTCTGAGGCGGCTTCTCGCGGCTTCTCGGCGCCCGTTCGGGGATGCCGGAAGGTGCGGTCATTCGTTGTCCGCCTCGTCTGTGCGGGCGTGTAGCGCTTCGAGACCGGACTGGTCGGCGGTGCTCACCGCGCCTCCCGGAACTCCGGCACCACCGGCGGGGTCTGCGGCGCCTGCTCGGCCAACCGCCGGGCCGCCACACGGGCCAGCGCCTGCACCTGCCGGGACGTCAACGGCAGATCCAACTCCTCCGCCGCCGCATCCAGGGCCCGGGCCAGCAGGCGCTCGTCGCGCATGTTCAGAGCCGGCATCAGGCACCGTCCCCGGCGATCGCGGCGATGCGGGCCCCAACCCGCGCAGCCTGCGCGTCCATGAACCCGGCCGGGTCGTCCGTGAACCGGTGCAACGCGGTGGCGGCAGCCAGGATCACGTCGCACAACTCGCGGGCCACATCCTCCGCGGTGTGCGTCTGGCCCTTGCGCGGGTTCTGGCCCGTCATCCCGATGTACGCGGCGGTGACCTCCCCCGCCTCCTCGGTGATCTTCATCAGCAGCATCGCCGTCTGATGCGGCGAGGTGCCGTTCGTCCGGGCGAGCCAGTCAGCGGCGGTACGGGCCGTGGTCCACAGCGGGACGGCGGTGGTCGTGGCGGTGGCCATCAGCAGGCCTCCTTCGGGGTGGTGGTCGCGGGCGCGACAGTGGCGGTGGTGGCCATCACGCGGCCCTCCCGTCGGCGGGCAGGGTGCGGTAGCTGGCCCACCAGGTCTCGCGGGTCTCGGGGTTGTCCGGCCCGGTCGGCCGCGAGAAGTCATCGCCGGTACGGACGAGGTACTCGTAGTCGCCCCGGTGGTCCGGCCCTTCGGCGCGGATGACCTCGGCGGTGCCGCACGAGTCGAGGCAGGCCCAGATCTGGGCGCCGTGCCGGACCCGAGTACCAGGCGGGAACGGGTGATTTGTGGGCATTGCGGCGGTTCCTTTCATGCGGCGGTAGCGGGAGGGGGTCACTGGTCGTCTCCGGGGCGGCGGCGGGCGAGGTGCTTGCGGGCCCGGTTGATCGCGGCCTGCTCGTGGATCTCGCCGGTCAAGTGGCGGCTGAACAGGTCGGTGTCGTTGCGGGGCTCGGGCGGCAGCGGACGGCCGGGAACGACCGTCCAGCCGCACGTCCACGTCCACCGGCAGCCGGGGCAGCGGTAGCCGGCGACGATGCCGTCCGCGCCGTCCGCGACGGCGGCCTCGGGCAGCACGTCGTAGCGACAGCAGCGCTCGCAGGCGTCGGCGTAGCACGGGTTCGGGTCTGTCACTGGCCGTCCTCTCCGGGCGGGCGCCGGGTGAGGGCGCAATCACAGCTGGGGTGGCACGTGTTGTGGCCAGCGGGCCGGGTACCTGCGGGCCAGGCGCCAGGCCGGTGAAGGGGGCTGGCGGGGATGCGCACGGCTGGCTCGGCGGCCGGCCGTTCGGGCGCGGACGCCTTCCTGCGGGTGCGGCCAGCGGCGGCAAGCAGCGTCTCGACAAGGTCGCCCTGCTCACGGGCGGCGGCCATGTCCTCGGGGGTGGGCTCGAACGCCATCACGTGTCCGCCATGTCAACGAAACGGCTCAGGTACAGCTGCGCGGCCACCGAGATCACCGCTGTCGGCCCATTGCGGTTCTTGTCGACGATCAGGTCCGCCTCGCCGGCCCGCGGGGAGTCCTTGTCGTAGGCGTCCTCGCGGTGCAGAAGGATCACGATGTCGGCGTCCTGCTCGATCGCCCCAGATTCCCGCAGGTCGGACATCATGGGCTTCTTGTCGGCACGCTGCTCTGGCCCGCGGTTGAGCTGGGACAGAACCACGACGGGCACCTCGAGTTCGGTGGCCATCAGCTTCAGATTGCGGGTCATGTCGGAGACTTCCTGCTGCCGGTTCTCGGGGCGGCGTGAGCCGCCGGACTGGAGCAGCTGCAGGTAGTCGATGACGACGAGACGCAGGCCGGTCGCCTGCTGGAGGGCGCGGCAGCGGGCCTGGATGCGGGCCACAGACTTGTTCGGGTCGGTGTCGATGTGCAGGGGCGCGTCGGCGATACGGGGCATGAGTTTCGCAAACCGCGCCCAGTCGTCGTCGGTCATGCCGTCTTGCTGCCGCAGGTGGTGCAGCGGGATGCGGGCTTGGGCTGAGAACAGGCGGTGCCGGATCTCGTCACGGCCCATCTCCAGGGAGAACAGCACGGCGGGGAGCTGGTGGCGGATAGAGCAGGCGCGCAGGAAGTCCAGGGCCACGGTGCTTTTACCCATGGCGGGCCGTCCGGCGACGATGACGAGCTGGCCGGGCAGGAAACCGCCGGTGAGGGAGTCGAGGTCGGCGAATCCGGTGGAGATGCCGAGGGAGCGGCCGTCGCGCTGGAGGTGTTCGAGCCGGTCGAGGTAGTCCTCCAGGTCGGCGCCGACCAGGGTTTCGTCGGCGGTGCTGCTGGTGCCGAGGGCGGCGGCGAGCGCGGCCTGGGCTTCGTCGACAATCCCGGTCGGGTCGCCTTTGGCAGCGTGTACGGCCTGCCGGGTGCGGACGGCGATCTCGTCAACGCGCCGCAGGATCGCAAGGTCGCGGATGATCTCCGCATAGTGCTCGGCGTTCGCGGCGACCGGCACGGCCTGCACACAGGTCGTCAGGTACTGGGGGCCGCCGATCCGCTCGAGGTCGCCCTGCTCCCGCAACCGGTCAGCGACGGTGATCGAGTCGACGCGCTCACCGCGCCCGTACATGCCGGTGATCGTGTTGAAGATCGTCTCGTTGGCGGGGCGGTAGAAGTCCCCGCCGTCCCGGACGGTACCGATGGCGTCCGCAATCGCGGTGCGGGAGAGCATCATCGCGCCGGCCACGGCCTGCTCGGCGTCGTCGTCGTGAGGGGGCTGCCGCTCGAAATCAGCGAACTCGTCGTACTCGCTCACGGGTTCCTCCGGCGGTCGGCGCCCTTGAAACGGACGATGGTGGCGCCGCCGGCGAGGCGGGACGCCGCACGGGCGCCGACGATGTCTTTGAGGCTGGTCTCGTTGGATGCGATCAACGTGGGGCGCTGGCGTTGCCAGCGGGTGTCGATGAGCGCGGACAGGGCGTCGGCGTCCCAGTCGTTGACGCGGTGGGCACCGAGGTCGTCGATGGCGAACAGGTCGGCGCTGCCCCACTTGCGGACTTGGGCGGTGTCGACGGGCCAGTCGGTGGCGGCCTTCACCTCGTAGGCGGCAGCGAGCTCGAACCGACCGGCCCAGCCGGCGCGCACGAGGGTTTCGGCGGTCTTCCACAGCGTCCAGGACTTGCCGGTGCCGACTTCGCCGATAAGGATCAGCGAACCGGGGGCATCGTCGTCGAGGTAGCGGCGGATCCACTGCTGGATTTCCGGGCGCAGCCCGCCGGAAGCGGCGAAGACGGGCGGGCGCCGGTCCAGGAGCAGGCGGAGCCGGTGCTCGGTACGTTCACGGAGGGCGAGCTGCCGGGCTTCGGCCCGGTGCGCTTCGTCGTCGTAAGGGTCGTAGGCGTTCAAATAATGTCCTCATCGCGTGCGTTGTCGATGTCTTCGGCGGTGGGAAGCGCGCTACGGGCACCGCCAGGGCGCTGCTTGGACTTGAGCCGGACGACGTTTGCGCGGGCGGCGCGTTCGTCGGCCCACTTGTTGGCGCGGCGGATCCACTTCTGCCACTCCGCGTACCAGTTGGGGCGGCGGGTCAGGGTGCCGCGGAAGTGGTCGAGGAACTGGGCGGTCTCGTAGTCGACGTCGACTTTGGGGAAGGTGTCGTGCGCCCAGCGGCGCATGCTGTCGTTGAGCTCGAAGCCGTCGATGTCGATCGGGGCGGGGCGGTCGTCAGACCGCGCGGGTGTGGCAGGCGAGGCGTCGCGAGCGGATTCGACGGCGGTCCCCCCCTGCACCCCCCGCTCCCTTGCTCCCTTGCTCCCTTGCTCCCTTGCTCCCTTGCTCAGGGACGAAAGTCCCGGGGAGTTTCCGGAGGAACTCGCGAGGGATTCCGGAGTTGCGTCGCACCCGTGCTGATCTGCGGGTTCGTCGCCCCAGGGGGCCTCGTCGGCCACCCAGTCGTCCGACGTGTCCACGTCACGCCCGGACGCCTCAGAAGTGGCCCGCGGGGCCCCTCCGGAAGGGGTCTCAGAGGCGCCGGGGAGACCCTCCGGGAAGCTCTCGAATCCTTCGCGAGCCTTTCGCGAGCGATTCCGGAGACGCTGCGGGTTGGCCTCACGCCACCGCTTGAAGTCCTCCGGCTCGTCGTCCGGGCACGGCGGGATCTTCGAACGAGTGGGGTGTGACGGCTTCTGGTGCTCCCGCCAGTTCGGTGCGTGCAGGTACTGTCGGCCGTCGACCTCGTACCGGCACAGCGGGCCGGAGTCGGCGATCAGCTCCAGCCAGGCGTCGACCCGCTCCGGGGTGACATCGCGGTCACGGGGAAAGCAGTCAGAGGCGATGAGCAGTTCGTCGTCCACACCCCGGCCGTAGTCGTCGAGGTAGCCCCACAGCAGGACGAACAAGTACCGGACCTCCCGCGGCCACTGCGACACGGTGATCGACGTGCGCATCTCCGGCTTGATCGAACGAATGCGGGCCATCAGTTATCACCGCCGATCACTAGCGGCTTGCCGGCCGCGAAGATGGCGGAGAGCTGGCGAGGAACGTTCCAGTAGAGATCTGCCTCCTGCGCCGCCCCGGCAGCGATGGCGGAAGCGTTCGCGTCGAAGACGAGGAACCCGCCGTCGTCGCTCAGGCGATCGAGTTGCGCCTGGAACTTGCGCCGTTCGTTGGCGGTGGGCCAGCGTGCGGCGCTCCCGGCGAACGCCCGAGCCCAGAGGTCTTCGGCGGCCTGCTTGTTGCCGTTGATGCCCGCAGCGGTCAGGAACTCGTTGGGGATGCCGAAGTGAGGCACACAGGAGAGGGAGTAGCCAGCTACGACTCCTGCGGTTGCCAGGAGCCGATCGCTCACGCCAGCGCTCTGCAAGGCGTCGCAGAAGCGCTCGAAGACTGCCCTCTCCCCATCGGAGGGATAGCTCCCGCACGACTGACACCAGGCGTATTCCCAGCGCATGACCTCGGCTGCACGGTCATCGTGGCGGGCGTACCTCAAGCCGTCGCTGATCGTGGCAGCGTCGAACCAAGCCGCGTACCTGGCGCCTCGAAGAATGTCTTCCTCTTCCGCGTCCTGGTTCACCGCTTCAATGGCGCTGGAGGTCAACTGCTCTTCCCGCTCTGTGGTTCCCTCGCCGCCGGTCTCCCGCCGCCAGATCTCGATAGCCGCCACGACAAGAGCCGGAAGGTGGGGCACTGCCGGCGCACCGGTCGGCTGGGCTCCGACGATTCGTCGGGCCTCGGTCTGTATGGCGGTGACCTTGTTCCATGCGACTCCGCAGCAGTACCGGAAGGTGTTGTCGGGGGTGACCTTCTGGTTGGCCATGGAGACATCGACGATGTCCGCCCACATCCACTCGGGGACGCCGGCGACGCGGAAGCGTTCGATGGCCTGCTTCCAGTCGACGGGGAGCGGCACCTTGTTGGTGTCGTCCTTGCCGAGGTGCCAGCGATTCCACTCGACAAGGAAGGCGTTCCGGTACTCCTCCTTCGGCTTCTGCTGCTGGCGCAGGTTCTCCGCGGCCTGGGTCATGGCGGCGCCCCAACGGAGGGTGTCGTCGCTGACCTCGGCCACCAGCGTTGCGTCCGGGTTGCTGCTGGTCTTGCCGGCGTTGCAGTCGGTGCAGGCGGTGACGAGGTTGCTGGGGGTGTCGACGCCGCCGAGCGCCTTGGGGATGACGTGGTCGACATTGAGCTTCACGTCAGGCGCGCTGGCGCCGCAGTACCTGCAGGCGTGGTTGTCCCGCCTGAGGACTTCGTAGCGGAGGCGCTTGGAGACGGCCATTGGTCTTCTTTCGGTGAGTACTTGAGGAGGGGTTTGGGCGCGTGGAACCAGGGCGTCTAAGGGGGTGTGGTCAACCCCTCCCCGCTGTAGCTATCATAGCTAAGAAAGGCGAGAAAGCCGAGAGAGCTAAGGTGATCACGATGACTGTTGCGTCCATCAGCTACGCTGTGCCTATGAGCGATGTCCCGATCGAGCACCGCGCCAAGATCGCGGAGGCTCGGAACGTGCTTGGCGAGGTGATCGCCCGTGCCCGCTTCGGGGGCGAGAGCACGGTCCTGATCAACCGCGGCAAGGAGGCCGCCGCGGTCGTCAGCTATGAGGACTACGCAACGTTCCGCGAGCTGCGGCAGTACGTGGAGGAGCTGGAGGTCGGCGACAAGCCCGACGCGAAGATGACGGCGCGTATCCTCCGCGAGTCCCTCGACATCGCGAGGCGCCGCGCTCTCGATACGTCCTGACATCTCTTCCTCCTCTCTCCTTCCGGGCCCCGCGGTCTTGCCGCGGGGCCGTGTCGTGTGCGGGTCAGGGCCACCAGACGCTGGTCATGGGGTCACCTCCTGTCGGCGGTCAGGTCTTCGCCGCATTTGCCGCAGCGGGAGTGGGTGCCGGTGATGGCGTCCATCTCGTCGTGGAGGTGGGTGAGGAGGACGTCGCCGCCGCAGTTGGCGTGTTCGACGTTTTCGGCGCGGTAGGTCCGTTCGAGGCCGCCGCCCCAGTCCTCGGTGTTGATGAGGGTCCAGGCGATCTCGTCGGGGAGCTTGGTCATGTTGTTCTCCTGTCGTGGGATGGTGGTCCCGGCCCGCAGCCACTTCGCCTGGCTGCGGGCCGCGGGGGTTAGGCGGTGGTCGCGCCGTGGGGCGGCAGTCCGAGGGCGTGGCGGAGGGTGGTGATGGCGGTGTTGCGGGTTTGCCAGAGCCGTTCGCGGTGGTGCCGGCCGGTGTCGACGCCGTGGCAGGGCTGGCCGGGCCCGGCGTGGCAGCGGGTGCAGTTGACGGCGTCGGGCCCGGTTTCGATGACGCGGAGGGCCTCGGTGGCGCCTGCGCGCAGGTCCGGAACGGTGGTGGTCACTGGTCGTTGTCCTTCCTGGTGGTGGTCCAGCCGCGGCGGCCGGCGGTGAGGAGTGCGGTGCCGATGGCGCGGGCGGCGGGGTCGGTGCCGTGGAGGGTCTGGTGGGCGGCGTTGATGACTTCGGGCGGTGTCGTGCCACACGTAGGCGCGTTGGCCTGCGCGGATGGCGTACAGGGCGCCTGGTGAGACGAGGGTCTGCTGGGCGAGCCACGACGGCGGGTAGCCCTCCGCGGTGAGTTCCCGGAGCTGGCGGCACGCTTCGGCCGCGGCCTGGCTGGTCACGCGGCGGCCTCCTGCGTGCGGAGCTTGCCGAGGCGCGTCTTGACGTCTTTGACGGGCAGTCCGACTTGCTTGGCGATGGTTTCGGCGGACAGGCCGAAGCCGGCGAGGTGCCGGATTTCGGCGGGCCGGTCGTTGTCGCGGCGTCCCGGGGTGTCCTCGCCGATGCCTTCGGTGTCGGGCTGGGCGTTGGGGTCGTCGATGGTGTCGGCGTCCCAGGCGAGCGGGCTGTACCAGCCTTTGCGGCGGCTGTAGGCCCGGGTGCGTTCCGCTGAGATGCGGGGTACGCCGTGGGTTTCTGGGTCCGCGGCGTGCAGGGCGGCGTAGAGGCGGCGAACGGCGTCGGCTGTGGTCGCGTAGACGTGTTCGGCTTTGGTGAGTTCGTTGAGGGTGCCGCCCCCGGTTCGTCCGAGGAGGACGGCGAGGCGCTGCTGGGGCCAGCCCATGACGATGAGGGCTTGGATGCGTCGGCGTGTACCGGTGGCGTCGACCCGCTGCGGCGTGGCCTTGGTGTTGGGGTCGATGGCGAGGATCAGGTTCGCGGTGGCGGTGCTGATGCGCCGTTTGGGCGGCTGGCCGCCGCGGGGGTAGAGGGTGCGTGAGATGTAGCCGGTGTCTTTGCCGATCATCGCGGCGATGCGGGCGATGCTGATTCCCGCGGCCATGAGGGCGCGCAGGTGCTGGCGGACGGGTTCGGCGTCGGTGTAGGGCTGCCAGCGGCCGTAGGCCTTCTGGCGGCGCACGTGGCGCTGGTAGGCGTTGTAGGCGTCCCGGCAGGCCTGGCAGGGGCATTTGTGGTACTTGGCTCGGCCGAGCGAGCCGTGTCCGGGCACTGAACGGACAGCGGTGGTCATGGACGGTTGTCCTCCTTCCGGAGTCGGGTTGGCGGTTGGTTCAGGGCTGGTCGTGGTGGTGTTCGCGGTGGGCGGCGTAGACGGCGCCGAGGATGAGGAGGAGGCCGAGGCCGCACAGGGCCGCGGAGATCAGGGCGAGGTGCTGCTCGGGGGTCATGCGGCGGCTCCCATCGGGAACGCCATCTGCCGGGGCGCGCGGAGCACCTCGAGGACCCGCTCCCTCCAGCGCAGTGCCCAGTGGATGCAGTTGGCGCAGGAGACGTGGTCATGTCCGGGGAGGGGGTCGGATCGTCGGGCGTCCATGGACCAGGCGAGGGAGTCGGCGGACGCCAGGTGGTCGGCGGCTGCCGCGAGCCCGCCCAGCTTCAAGCCGAAACCGTGCAGGCTCAGGCCGTGGCCGGCGAGGGTGGCGAGGATGGCGGCGGCTTCGCCGGTGGACTGGCGGCGGCAGATCGATCCGACGCCGACGAGGGGTTCGGCGCGGAGGTTGATGCCGGCTCGGTCGTACAGGGTCAGGCAGCGCTCGTAGTCGGCGAGCGTCCACCCCTGCAGGACGGGGATGACCGGCAGCGTGGGGTCGATGGTCTTGAGGTCGAGGTAGTTGCCGACGGTGCGTGCCTGGTGCTCGCGGACGGTCAGGCCGGTCTTGCCGAGGATCTGGGGTTCGCACATCCAGTCCTGCGGCGCCGCCCACACCAGGCGGCCGACCTCGTCCCGGTAGCGGGCGACGTCCCGCGCGTAGGTGTAGGACGCCACGGTCCAGCCGCCGTTCAGGGACAGCTCCGTGAACCCGCCTGAGTCGAGCACCCACTGTTCGGCGGCGCGCGGCAGGCTGCGGCGGCCGGCCAGCGACCGGCGAGACACCATCAGCGGCAGGCCGACCGTGGCCAGCCAGCGGGGGTGGTGCGCGCCCAGCCAGAACACCGGGCCCTCGGCCGGGTTCTCGCCGGGGTGGAACCCGAGACCGTACTCGCAGTGGCACACGCAGCCGCCGACCGTGCAGTGCCCGCAGTCCAGGCACTGGTCGTGCCAGCAGTGGCCGCAGGCGTAGCGGGTCACGGGTGTGCACGTGCACGTCTCGGCGTAGACGGTGGGAGTGATCACGCCGCGCCGCCTTCCTGGTGCCGTCTGACCGTCTCGGCCCAGCCGGGCAAGTCCGTGGGGTCTTCAGGCAGCAGGCCGGCGGCGATGAGCTTGTTGAGGCCGTCCCGGTCGATTCGGACGTCCTGCCGGCCGAAGGTGTCGGTGACGACGTGGGTCTCGATGCCGAGATGCGCGCAGATGGCCTTGAAGCGGGCGATGTCGAAGTCGTCGACGTTCACGCCGCCCTCCCCTGCATGGCTGCCGCCGTGCCGCGCCAGGTGCGGCAGAGGGAGGCGTGAACGGTGGCCCGCTTCGAGGGGGCGGCGTTGACGGCCTCTATGACGCCGTGCCGGGCCGCGGTGGAGAAGCGGGGCCCCCACTGGTTGGGGTGCGCGGGCTCGCCGACGAGGCCCTCGGCGACGAGGTCAGCAGCCTGGAACTCGACGCCGCGGGCGGCCATCGTGGCTATGGCGTCATCGCAGGCGTCACGCCAGTCCTGGGCGGTGGCGCCGTCGGCCTCGGACATGCCCACGGCCTTGGCGGCCTGGCCGGCGGCCGGGTTGATGGCGGTCATGCGGCACCGTCCATGAGCGGACGCTGAGCCGGGTACCGGTCCGCATACAGCGCCGACCACACCTTGTCGAACAGCGGCCGGTCCGCCTCGGTGTACGACTTCACGCGGCGCTCGCGGCCATCGACCAGCCCGAACGAGTCCTTCGGCTTGGCGCCGTCGTGCGTCATAGCGTAGGCCACGACGAGCTGCTTGCCGAAGCTGGAGCGAACGGAGCGCCGCTCGTCCCGGCTCAGGCCTTGATCCAGCAGGTACGTCTCGACGGTCAGCGCCCGGTCCTCGGGGGCGACATCGGGCTCCTCGCCGGCCGCGACCGCGTAGTGGTGCATCTGCCGGGACCGTTTCCACTTCGCGTCGACCGAGTCGTCCATCGCCGCGACGATCTGCACCAGCCCGAGCGCCCGGCGGATACGGCGCTCCTCGATGAGCTGCTGCAGCGCGTCGAGCTGGTCGTCCGAGGCGGCCGGGTTGATCGCTCCGCCCCGCATCCAGTACGCCTCGATCGCGTCGGCAGTCTCGTTCTGGAAGGCGATGAGCGTCGGGCGGGCCGCGGCCTTCACGCGGTTCTCGTTGATCGTGGCCAGCAGCATCAGGAAGGTGCGCACGGGGACCACGGCCATGTCGTAGGTCTTGCCGTCGGCGCCAGTCATGGGGCTCTGCCCCACAACTGCCCACGAGCGCCGCTTCAGCTTGGCGAGCTGGGTCGAGTAGTCGAGGCCCAGGTCTTCGACGGCGGACTTCAGGACGATGTGGGGCTGACCGTCGACGAGGACGGTGTGCACGGAGCCGGCGGTGAGGTCGAGCTTCACGACCTCGTTGGGCTCGTCGGGGTCGGGAGTGGCGATCAGGGTCTTGGTCATGGGGATCCCCTCCTGGCGATGCTGTGGTTTGCTGGCGGGGTGGCCGCGCCCGCTTTCCCCGGGCGCGGCCGTTGCGTGCCGGGGGTTACTGCTGGGCGTTCTTCAGCGCGGTGCCGCGCTCGCGGATGTAGTCGCCGAGGCTGGTGGGCTTGCCGGTCTGCGGGTGCATCAGCGGGGTGGCGAGGGCGCTGGCGGCCTCGACCTTGCGGTAGAGGGCGAGCAGGCTGTCCGGGGTGGCCTCGTCGGCGCTGGCGGCATCGATCCAGACCGAGGTGTCGATCTCCTTACCGCCGTCTCGCAGCCAGTCCAGGTAGGGCTTAGCGATGTCACGCGCCCCGTCGGGCTGGTTGAGGAGGAGCCCCCTAAAGGAGGGGCACCGGGACTTGATGAAGCGGAGCCTGTTGGCCTCGTCCATCTCGGCTGCCACGCCGAACTCGAACTCGATGCCCTTGCGCTGCTCGGCGCGCATGCCCTTGTTGACCGGGGCCCCGTTCTCCAAGACCCAGTGCACGTAGGACCGCATCGTCACGACGACGTGCCCCGGGTAGGCCACGAGCGATTCGATCATCTCGTTCTGGAGCGGGGTGCCGTCCTTCCAGCCAGCGAACTTGTTGCCCCCGTACTTGGCCTTGGCCTTCTCGACCTGGTCGAGGGTTCCGTCTGTGCCCTTCCAGAAGTGGCTGAGGGAGTCGACCATGACGACTGGGTAGCCGGCGTGGGCTGCGGCGGCGAGCGCCTTCTGTAGGTCGCGCGGGTCGTAGCGGTGCATGGGGAGGGTGTCGAAGGTGACGTCGAGGTCGTTGACGTAGAGGGCGGCGGCGCCGCGCTCGGTGTCGATGACGGCGAAGCGTTTACCCTCGGCGAGACCGCTGGCGATCGACAGGCCGGTCCAGGTCTTCCCGGAACCGGAGGGGCCCTGGATGGCGACGGTGGCGTTGAAGCCGTCCTTCGTGGCGGGCCGGAAGGTGAACGGGCCGTCGTCGTACTCGTCGGACTGCTGTTGGGGCTGCCGGGCGGGCCGGGCCATCTGCTGGCCGGCTCGCTGAATCGGGTTGGTTGCCATGCTGGTGCGGTCTCCTAGTTGAAGAGGCGTTCGATGTACGGGGGAAGGGAGATCAGTTCGGTGGTCTCCGAGTAGCCAGGCCAGTGCCCGGTCTCCATGCAGCGGGCGTAGAGGTGCCGGGAGGTCTCGTTGAGGAGCCGAGCGATACGCCGGGCCTCCTGGTCGAGTTGGGCGACCGTGACGACGTAGGGCGGTTCCTTCTCCTGGACCACCCAGCGGAACGGGGTGTCGTCGTCGGCGAGACCGAGCACGCGCAGGCCGGTGCGGTACCAGTCCTCTTGCTGCGGGTAGCCGTAGGTCCAGAAGTCCTTGGAGAGCTGTTCGGGTTCGGCGCTGCGGGCGCTCTTGTAGTCGTCGGCTTCGCCGTCGAAGCGGAGCCAGTCGATTCGTGCCCGGCAGTTGATGCCGGTGCCGGGGTCGGTCCAGAAGATGGACTGCTCGGGCATGCCGCTGTCCGGTGCGAGGAGCGGCCCGGCTTCGGGGTGGCTGCGCAGTGCCTCCGCCATGGCGTGGACCTGCTCGTACTCGGGGCGCTTGAGCGGCACGGCGCCAGCTGCACGGATGGCGGCGACCTCCGCCTTGATGGCGTTGGTGTCCCATCGCACGGCATCCACGACGACCAGTTCCGGGCCGTCGCCGAGCACTGCCTTGTGGGCGGCCGTGCCGATGTCCCACGTCTTCTTCGGCGGCTGGCCGTGGTCCTGCTCGTACCGGAACTTCGCCGGACACGAGGGTGCGAGGAGCTTCCGGGCCCCGGTTGAGGACAGCGAGCCGCCGGGCACCACGTCACGGTGGTAGTCGTCGGCCGGCAAGTCCGGGTACAGGCCGAACCCCTGCCACAGCGGGTCGACGGTCTTCTCGGGTGCTTCGACGGTCGCGATCACAGGGAGACCACCCGGTTGCAGTCCTCGCACAGGTCGTCGGCCCACGGCCCGTCGGTGTCGCCGCAGCGGGCGCACCGGATGGCTCCGGCGATGCGCTGGAGGCTGGCGATGCCGTCGGGGTCGAGCTTGGCCGCGATGACGGCGGCGACGAGGGACGGGTAGGCGCCTGCGAGGCGCGCGACGTTATCCATGTCGGCGCTGTCGATGGTGGTGATGAGGTTGCGGGTGAAGGATCCGGGTTCGACTCCGCCCTGCTGGCCGTAGTGCCACAGGACGTGCCGCGCGGTCTCCGGCGGGATTGGCGGTGCGGTGCTGCTCATCTCTCCTGCTTTCTGGTCGGGGTGGCGCCGGGCCGCGTTGGGGGTGTGCGGGGCCCGGCGCCTGGGTCGGCGGAGCTGCTGGGGGAGGGCTCGACGCCGACCGGTCTGGGTAGGTCTTGGTGGGCTGGTGTC